GCTTACCACTATATGTCGGCTTAGACCTTGCCAGCGTTAAAGATCTTACCGCGGTAGCCATGCTTTGGATAGATGAAGCCAAAGACGTAAAGTATTTACGGTGCCAGCATTTTATAAATGAGGTAGCCGCTACAGGCAGACAAAAGCGCATGGGCGTTGACCACATCACTTGGCAGCGCATGGGCTTAGTAGAAATAACAGAAGGGAACGTAACAGATTTGCAGCGCGTGCGTGCATTTATAGAGCGCATCCACGACACTTATAACATTACAGCGTTGGCTTTCGATAGGTACTATAGTGAGATGCTAGTTCCTGACCTTGTAGCCTATGGCATAGACTGCCAGCAATTCGGACAGGGTTACGCTTCAATGAGCTATCCAACGAAGGAAATGGAAAGCTTACTATGCAGGGGCCACATCTTGCACGCTGGGCACCCTGTGCTGCGTTGGCAAGTAGGCTGCGTGCAGTTACAGCGTGACGATGCCGATAACATCAAAGTGAGCAAAAAGAAAAACCAAGAGAGTCAGAAGGTAGACGGCTGGGTAGCCAGCATTATGGCTTTGGGTTGCTACTTCAACAACAGCGAGCCTGCACCGCTCTTAGAAGTTTACCAGCTATAGCGCTGTATTTGTTATCTTTAGCCTATGGCAAACAGGCTACAACGATGGGCAAAGCAGTTACGGATGCGCGTGGGGTATTACAGCCCGGAAGATGTCGCAATGCATGCGGGGCTAATACCTTACGCAAAAACAGCTGTCCCTGTAAGCCCGCAAAGTGCAATGGGTGTGGCAGCTGTTTATGCCTGCGTTCAGAAAATCAGCAGCAGCCTTGCCAGCATGAATCTGAACATTTACAAAGTGGACGCTGCAGGGCGCAGCATTGCTGATGGCCACAAAGTAAATAAGCTGCTGCAGATGGAGCCAGCCCCTGACCTTACTAGCATGGAATTTTGGGAGGGCATTATTTCGCACGCTTGCATGTATGGCGTAGGCTACGCGCGCATCGTTTTTGGTTCAGATGGCCGCCCGGAGTTTCTGCTGCCCTTGGACAATAGCCAAGTAACTAGAAAAATAACTGATTCAGGCACCTTCTATAAAATCCAAGGCGGTGAGATGTTAAGCGAGCGCGAAATGTTCACGGTGTGCAATCTGTTTAGAAGCTCCCCCATTCGCATGCATGCCAGCAGCATTGGCCTTAGTCAGGCTGCCCTGAATTTTGGAAATGAATATTTCAGCAATGGCGGGCAGATGACAGGCGTTTTAACTAGTGAGCAGGCACTGCGTGAAGATCAAGTGCGCACAGTGCAAACTAGTTGGAACAATAGCGGCACGCAGGCTGGCACAAAGCTGCTGCCTTTTGGCTTCAAATACCAGCGCGTAAGCGTTAGCCCTGACGAGGCACAGTATATAGAAACGCGCAAGCTCGGTGCTGAGGAAATCGCCCGCATCTTTAGCGTTCCAGGATCTCTCATCGGCATTGCTGGGCAGGCTACTTACAATAACATGGAAGCCCAAAATTTGCACTTTAAGCAGCATTGCCTTTTGCCTTGGGCACGCAGGGTAGAGCAGGAGATAGATAGAAAGCTGCTGCTAAGCTCTGAGCGTTCGCGCTACTATGCCCGTTATGATATGGACAGCCTGAGCCGCGCAGATAGCGCGAGCCGCTCGGAATATTACCAGCAGGCTCTAGCTCATGGCTGGATGAATGTGAACGAAGTCAGGGCCCGTGAGGATCTCAACAGCATTGGGCCGAAAGGCGACATCTATACGACACAGGTGAACACTTTGAGCCTGGATCATCTGCAAGCGTACAGCGAGAAACTGAGCGAAAAGCAAGGGGCGACCGTAGCCGCCCCTCTAGAGTAACAGGCTTCCGCCTTAATTACGCCCCTGTGTGAGACAAATATAAGCAATGGAACAGAATAAGCAAATTGAAAAGCGCACCGCAGAAATCCGCGCGGGAGAGAAGCCTATGGTGCTCGAAGGTTATGCAGCAGTCTTTAACTCTGAGACGCAAATAGCAGACTTTCGTGAGCAAGTAGCGCCGGGCGCTTTTAGCGGCACCTTAGAGCAAGATGTAAGGTTTTTGCTTAACCATGACGGAGTGCCATTTGCCCGCACTTCAAATGGCAGCCTGCAGCTTACAGAAGATGAGCACGGCCTGCACTACCGCGCAGAGCTCTTAGATACTCAAAGCGGGCGGGATCTTTACGCTATGGTAAAACGCGGCGATTTGAATGAAAGCAGTTTTGCCTTTACTATCGAAGATGAGGTGTGGGAAGATGATCTACGCACTATCCGCAGCGTGGGAAAGCTTTTCGATGTGAGCGTGACAACATTCGGCGCATATCCGCAGACATCAGCAGAAGCTAGAGCAAAAGGAAAAGAAAAAAAGCAACCCGCTGAGGATGTGGCTATTAAAGAGAAAAAGCCTATCTTAGAGCCACAGACGAGAAAGATGCAGAACTACACTTTAAATGATTTGCAGGCCCTGCGTGAGCAGAAGCAAGAGCGGCACACTGAAATGCTCGCTACTATCGACAGCGAAGGCCGTGAGCCCTCTAATGATGAGATGACGCTGGCCCGGTCACTGCATAAAGAAATTGAAAAGCTCGATAAGCAAATTGAGCTCAAGCGGCAAAGTGAAATGCAGGCAAAGGCTATGGCCTACGCTACAGCACCTAGCCACAGCCAAAGCAGCGAGGTGAATAGCGTTAATGCACGCTTTAGCCTTACGCGCGCGATCCAAAACGCAATGGCGCAGCGAGCGCACAGCGGTGCTGAAGCTGAGTGGATGCAGGAGCGCAAGCGCGAGCAAAGCGCCATGGGCCTTTCTGTCAGCTCAAATATTGGCATTCCTAGCATCGCACTCGAACAGCGTGCTGCTGCCGGAGCAGATAACTTCTTGGCTCAAGGGCAGGGCGCTGGTGATGGCTTCGTTCCCACCAACGTGCCCGGAGCTATTGAAGCTCTGCGCGCTCCTGCCGTCATTGAGCAAGTAGGCACTACAGTTATCACGGGAGCTACCGGAAATATTCAATTTCCGCGCATCAGCACTCCGGCAGCTGTGGCTTTGACTGCAGCCAGCACAGACCCCGACACCACCGACGATGCAGAGGTCGGCCCAGCAGGGAATTCTGGCATGGACATGGACAGCGTAACGCTGAAGCCAAGGCGTGCCGCTGCTAAAACTTCATATAGCCGCTTGCTCATCGAGCAGGGCGGTGCTGACGTTGAGCGCGTTATAGCTGGTGATTTGGGTGCAGCTATGGCTGCCTTTATCGATGATTACTGTTTTGACAGCATTCTGCTTAACTGCACCACCGGAGCAGTCAGCAGTGGCACGATCACAAATGATATTCTTTTCCAGCTTGAGGCCGCTATCGTAGCAGCGGGCGCAAATATCAATGGCGCGCAGTTGGTCGCAAGTACCGGAGCGCACCCAGCGCTGCGTGGCTTGGCTGGTGTAGACGCTGTATCAGCTTTGCTGCCGCAGTATCAGTACACGGTAACGCCTTACATGGCAAAGACCAGCGCCAAGCCTTTCGCTTACGGAAACTTTGGTCAGGCTGGCATCTTGTCCTACTTTGGGGGGCTGGATTTGCTCGCTGATGTATACGGTGCTAATGCCACTAATGGCAAGGTAACTTTGCACGTCAATCGTTTTTTCGACTTTGGTATTCGCCAAAGTGCAGCAGTTGCCTGCTACACAGGAAACGACGCATAAAACATCGCCCGGCAAGGGGCGTGATTTGGTTCAGGTTTTGGAAAGGGGTAGGGCTAGCGAGCCCCGCCCCTTTTTTTTAGATTCAAGAGATGAGAATAGAAGTAACCAGCGCAGCACCTGACTATAGCACGGTGCTCAGTGTAGCAGATTTGAAGGCACACCTCCGGGTGACGCATAACGTAGAAGATAGCCTAATAGCTAGCCTGCGCGATGCTGCCTGTAGCTACCTAGAAAATTACTGTAATACCAAGCTTCACACTACAGAGGCAGTAGGTTACGTGCGCAGCTTTCATTACTGCCAATTTCCTGTGGGGCCTGTGACCAGCATCACCAGCATTAAGTATCAAACCACCAGCAGCACTGCTCCTGATGACTTGGCCACGCTAGATCCGTCTACATACTACACCACCACGAGCACACAGCCTGCTAGCGTGAACTTTATCAATACGCCCACGCCTTACACTTATGCAGAGTATCCTGTGCAGATTGCTTTTGAATATGGCCACGCTACCCCGCCTGCATTGATGGTGCATGCTGCAAAGCTGTTAGCTGCGCATCTGTATGAGAACAGGCAGGAAGTAACCGACAGAACCAGCTTTCAAATTAAGCTAGGCATAGAGGCCTTAGTAAGCCCATTCCGTAACATTTTGCAGCCATGAAACAGGCAGGCCGTAGGGATAGGCTTATTAGCATCATGAGGCAAAGCGCTACGCTTGACGATTACGGCAGCGTGAGCGGGAACACATGGACAGAGTTTAAACAGCTTTGGGCTGAGCTGCTACCTAGGGGCAGCCGGGCGGCTATTGAGAATGTGGCTGCTTATCAGCTCTTTCCTGAAGCTAGAACCGTCTTTATTGTAGACCACCCGGATCCAGGATCCGCAGGCAGCTCTGAGATGATTCTGCACACTGACCGGGTGTACTGGGATGGCCGGCAGTTTTTTATTCAAGGCTTTGAGGAAATCGGCAGGCGTAACGGGCTGCGGATTTATTGCACAGAGAAAGGCGATGGAATTTCGTAGTGAGTGGCAAGGGCTCGAAAAGCTGCTACGGGATACCGAAAAGCTCGCCAACCTTCACGGCAAGAAAACTAGAGAGCTTAGAGCAATTAATAAGAAAGCTGCACAGTATGGCGTAGCACCTTATAAGTCTGCTATCCATCGCGGCAAGTTAGTTAGGGTGCGAAGATCCGGCGCTAGCTCAGCACGCTGGGAGGGCGGCAAGCGTGGCCCAGCTCAGGACATTATGCCGGGCACCTTGAAACGTAGCATTAAGGTAATCCAGCCAGCTAACGGGACAAATGTTTGGCTAGGCCCTAAGAGCACGGCAACCTTTAAAAAGAAAGGGCTAAAACAAATCAATCGCACTGATGCATGGTTCAGTGATATTGTCAATGCAGGCCGCGAGCGGTATGGGCCGGGCAGAAATCGGAATTTTGCCAGCAAAGGCATAAAGCGTGCGCAGCGTGCTATTTTGCCACATCTCAAAAGGATGCATAAGAGTTTCATTTTAAAACACTTCTAACATGGAAACAGGTAAAGCTATCTACAGCATCCTCACAGATGCGGATCTTACAGGCGGCGCAACTGTGCACCCGGAGGTAGCGCCTGAAAACGCAGCCTTTCCTTTTGTTGTTTACAGCATTCAGAATATTGCGCCTAGCAATCAGAAGCAGACTACCAGCACGCTAGACGAGAGCACCTTAGAAGTGTATGTAATGTCTAACAATTACGGGCAGTGCATGGATGTGGCTGCAGAGTGCAGGGCTGAGCTAGACAGAAACGCAGGGAGCTTTAATGGGGTAGAGGTGCAAAGCATCCAATTTGACACAGCAGAAATATCCTACAGCGAGCCGCAGGAATGTTATTACGTAGAACAGATTTACACTGTACGTGTGCTGCGTACAGGGCAGGCTCCTGCATCCACTTTGCTACCGCTCAACGCAGCAAGCATTACCATTCAAGAGGTAGACAGCAGCCCGCAATTTGGCTGCAGCGTTTTGAAGTTTCCAAACGGCACGCTGACCATAGATCAAAGCGGCGGCGCTGGTTCCGGAGTCGCTAATTACACCCCTGTGTGGGAAGTAGCAAGCTTTCGCCCTGACACTACGCACATGCAGGGCGGTGCATCTCAGATAGATTTCAGCAGCCAAAGCGCACAGCCTTTGCCTTTTGATTTTGACCTTGACAGCTCAGGCAGCGGCATTAGCCATAACGCAGGCGGCAGGATCCTGGTTACTGTAGACGGCTGGTACCGCTTCACCTGCTCTGTGATTTTTGACAGCGACACACAGCACCACAGCCCGCGCATGCATTACACTATTGAAGGCCAGCAAACTTTAGGCTCAGCAGGCGGCAGCATTATCGCTCAGCACCAAGTAAATAACCAGCCTATAAATCTCAGCCGGATGCTGTACGTTACAGCGGGCCAAAGGGTGAGCGTTGTGGCTTATGATGAAAGCGATAAAACGCAACCCATGTACGTAAGTGAGGCCGTGCTAGATGTTGAGCGGATGGCATAAATGCTTATCTTTGAGACAGATGGAAATCTTAGCAAATCACTGGGCAGAGATTCTGCTGGCACTTATCACTGCAGCGGATGTAATCGTTAGCGCAACGCCTACTAAAAAAGATGATAGAGCACTAGGCTATCTGCGCATCATTGTGCAAACCATCGCAGGAAAGAAAAAAACTAAATAACCATGGCAATCCTTAACGGCACATCCTTCAAGATTACAACGCTGGCAGGCGTATCTGCTGCAGCTACAGAAACTGAGGTATCCCTGAGCTTCAGCCAGAGCACGCGCGAAGTAGTCACTAAAAACAGTAACGGCCTGCGCTCTGTTTTGCCGGGCGTAACTAGCTGCAGCGGTAGCTTTACTGCCTTGCTCGATGATGGTGACTATGCAGATTGGAACACCATCGCGCAAACGATGACCGCAGCCAGCGCACGCAGCACAGCTACCTTTACCATCGGAGTCACGGGCTTTACCGCTGATATTCCGGGCGTGCTGACAGAGCTCACTTTCTCTGCTAGCACAGAAGAAAATACAACCGTCAGCGGCAGCTTTGAGCTCAACGTAGATTCTGACCTTACAGCATGAGGATAGAGCTAGGCGGTGAGCAGTACACGCTGCGGGCAACTATGCTAGCTGTACAAGAGGCTGAGCAAAAGGAAGGGATCCAGCTGCACAGCATTGAGGGCCTAGTGGACACAGCTAAGCTGCTCTACTATTTTGCTAAGCATGGTGCTAAGGCTGAGCGCGAAAAGTTCACCGTGAGCATGTCTACTTGGCTTGAGGGCATCGAGCTTAACCAACTGCACTATCTCACTCAAGTGCTCAGCTCCTTAATCTCAGAGGATGACAGCACCGAGGCTGAAGGGAAAAAAAAAGGGGAGCGGTAAGCCACTCACCTTTACTGATATGATGCAGATAGGGCTTGGGCAGTTACGCCTGAGCCCTTCTGCGTTTTATAGCATGACGGTTAAAGAGTTTACAGCTGCCATGCGTGGGGCGTGGGATTTAGAGCAGCGAGGCTATCAGCAGCAGTGGGCCCAAACCCGATGGCTTGC